GCCGACCGCGCCGACCGCGCCGCCGACTCCGCCGCCGACCGCGCCGACCGCGCCGCCGACTCCGCCGCCGACCGCGCCGACCGCGCCGCCGACTCCGCCGCCGACCGCGCCGACCGCGCCGCCGACTCCCAGTCATCGGAATAAAGGTCTTGGCGGGAAAAGAGTTCGACGCAGGTTTGCACCGCGTCACGCGACTGCTTTATGGAGGCGACCACCTCCGTGTGAACCGCGTCAACGACCAAGCTGTCCAGCGTTTCTAGGTTCTTCCGCAGGATAACCAGCATGAACGGCGCTCTCGCCTTTTCGAGGTCCGCGCCAACGTTGATGGCGGCCAGGAAATCGCGCGGCCACGTCCGCGACTGGTCGAGGCTCATGCCCTCAAAAAGCGTGTCCTCGACACGCGCCAGCCACTCGGGAATGCCAAGTTCGATCGGGTACCGCCCGTGATCGTAGGCTTCGAGCGTGCAGCCAACGGCGCAGCCCTTGCCGCAATCCCAACCGGTTCCCCGGATAAGGTTGTCGGCGGCGGCGTGTGCCTCGACCCGGTTGATGTATTTGGCCTTGATGGCCGCGTCGCCGTGGAAGGCGGAAAGCGGAGTAATCGCGTTCATGATTAAGTGCTCCTAAGCGGTTAAGGCCTTGCCGGCCCACATGATGGTTTCTTCAACACCGGTTTCCGCGAGTTCGACGTAGCGCGCGACCGCCGGAGACGTGGCTTCGATGCGGCCGATGAGCGAGGCCAGTTCCCGGCCCTTGGCCTTGATGGCTTCGTGCAGTTGGCTTTGTTCGCTGGTCATCGGTGCCGTGTTTCCTGATTTTGGTTATGGAAAAGGCGGCCGGGGCTTCGAGGCATCCGGCCGCCTGTGATGGGTTACGAGAAGTTGCCGGCGCTGCCGTAGAAGGCGTCGACGCTGGCGCCGGACGAAATCTGGTCGACCACGCCCTTAAACACGGCCTGGCGGACGTATTCGAAGCGGCTCAGGAATACGCCAAGCTTGAGCGCTTCGCCCTTCGCCGCCCGCCATCGCAGATTGGCGCGGAGTTCGGTGCTTTCGCCGCCGAAATAGACCGGCAGGCGCAGGACGAATTGCTTGGGGACTTCGACCGAACTGTTGGACTTGATGTCCTCGGACTCGCTGTATTCGAACTTGAGCGCGTCCGTGTTGGTGCGCACGACGTTACGGAAGTCGGCGTTGCGGACGGCGAACAAATCCTTGCAGCATTCGAGGATGTCGGCCGCGTCGGGCGCCTCGATATCGACGCCGTTTTCTTCGATGAACCGGGCGAAATCAAGCTGGTCCACCATCTTGTCGTGCATCGCTGCCCACGTCTTCCATTCCTCGGAACGCGGCAGTTTCAGGATGGCGACGTGTTCGACGTTGGCCGTCACGGTGCTGTCGACGTGGTAGTCAAGCACGGCAACAATGCGGTCGTTGTCGATATCGGCGAAGATGGTTGCGCCGGCACCCTTGAACCGGACGATATATGCGGTCAGGCTGGCGGCGTCTTGAAGCGTGATGACGCGCTTGATGCGGCGCGGCACGCCCAAGGCGATGCCGAAGTCGTCCTTGGTGGCCGGCGCGATCTCAACGATCGTGCCTTCGTTGTTGACCATAACTTTGCGACCGGTCGGCAGGTCGAACTCTTCGAGCCTGGCGCGGGTGAGTTCGGCAATCGCCTCGACGGTGCCCGTGGTTAGTTCTAAATCGGACATGGAATCTCCTGTTTGGTCCGGGTTGGGTGGTGGGGGTTAGGCGCGGCCGGCGCTTTTGCCGGTGACGTCTTCGAACATTTCGCGTTGCGAAGGGTCCGTGCGGAACAGGTCGCCCTCTTCGTTCGAATAGAAGACGGCCTTGGGGAGTGAGGGGCGCGGCACCTTGACCGAAACGTCAAAGTCGAAATCCTTCTGATTTCCGCCGCCCTTTTCGGGGGTGACCTTGAGCTTGAGCGTGATTTCACCGGGCTTACCGGTGGCGTCGATGGCCTTGATCAATTCGGCCAGTTCGTTGCTCAGGTGGTCGTTGACCTCGCCCTTGCGGGCTTGCATGAGGATTGAGGTAAAAGGCGTCATGGTGCGCGGGCTCCTTTTGCTGTGCGCGGTCAGTTGAGGTCGGTGGGGACGTGCGCCAGGGCGGCGATGACCGCGCCGCCGGCAAACCAGCCCAAGGCCAGGCAAAAGCCGATGGCGGCAAAGCCGGTCAGGGTGACGGTGATCAAGGCGACCGCCGTGAGGGCGGCTTCACCGAGGCCCGACCGGCGCGGCCGGCGGGCGGAGGCGCTGCCGGGCGTGCGCGCATAGGCTTCACGGCAGTCGGCGAACGGGGGAATGTAGGGTTCGGGCATGGCGCGCGCCGATCAGACGGCGGCGGCGGGTTCGAAGCACCGCGCGCCGACGACGTGCGGGACGCCGTTGACCTGAATGCTATAGGCGTCGCGACCGTCCGAAGCCTTGCACGGGCGGCCGGTGTAGGTGGCCCCCAAGGTGAACGGCGCATAGGCCTTGCGGCAAACGACCGTGACGGCCGGGTTGGCGGCATTGGCGCGGGCCTCGGCGCGCAGCCGGGCGTGAAGGGAAGGAGTCGATTTCATGGAGAAGCCCCAAGTCTGGATTGAAGACGAGGGGATACTACGCGGTAAATTTACCGCGTCAAGTGGCGGCGCGGTAAATTTACCGCGCGGCGGGGCGGAACGTTAATTTTGAAGAATATTCGCCCGGTAGGAATTTGGTGTCAGGCCATGCGCAAGCGCCCTTCAAGACGATGGCGGGGCCGGTCGTGTCCTCGGTGGCAAGGACGGTCGTCATCTTGCTGGCGTCTCCGAAGGTAGAAAACTTGATCCAACCGCCGAAGTTGCCATCCGCGTCTTTCGCGTTCACTTCACCGCAGAGAAAATAGCCCTCATCGTTCTGCGCAAGCTTTACGTCGGAGAATCGGGCTGTGGTGTAGTCGGTGAGCTTGTGGTCGATGCTTTCGCGTGCGCTACGCCAGAAGGCGCTATCCGGGCCTTTTGGGTGCGCGGCAAGAGCGGAAGTGGAGAAAATGCAGTGGCCGGCGGCAATGAGCATCGCCAAGCCGCGCGCGTTCGATTTCAACATTGGTCACCCCCAAGCCCGGTTTCACGAAAGCCGGATAATAGCCTGTTTTACTACGCCAACAATCTCCGCGGTCATAGTCTCATCTTTGAGATTATCGTTCAAGACGATTGGTTCTTGCCATTCCGGGTCGGTCGAATCCGGCCAGAGTTCATGTCCTGTGTTGGCGAACTTGATCACTTTCGCCGTGCGCTCAAGTAAAGAGCCCCCGAACCGTGAGCGTTCAACAATGACGATATTGTTGTGATAGTACGACGTCGCCCGGCTACTGACGACATGCATAAGCGAGCCGGACGGGATGCGGCGGTTTACCGATTCGCCTATCAGGTTCTCATACCATTGCTCGGAAATCGGCACGTTGCGAATAGGTACGGCCGGGAATTCGCCAAGAACGGTTTGGGCGTAGCGCTCGGTCGGCAGGAACGGGCCGCCGCCTGTGTTGAACAGAATGGGAAGCTCGACCGCTTCTTCGGGGCCGCCCTGGTCGCCGAAAATGCCGTCAAGCGTGGTGCCGAGGGCGCGCGCCAACTTGTGAACCTTCGCCACGCCCGGATCATTCGACACCCCGCGCAAGATGTTGCGCAGCGTATCAACCGGCACGCCGGCCGATTGCTCGATTTCGCGCACGCTTCGGCCGGTTTTGCCGACTAGCAGTTCAAATTGTTCCGCAAGTGTCATGAGGTAAATTTACCTAATCCATGCGGCAAAAGCCAACGGAACATTTACCGTTGACAGTGCGGTAAATTTACCGCACGATTTGCGCATGGTTGACCTCGACGCATTTCTGACCCGTTGCGAAACGTTCGCCAAAACGGCGGGCATCTCGCTTAGCACCGTAAGCAATAAGCTTTTTGACGACGGGGCGCGTCTGAAGAACCTGCGCGCCGGCAAGGACGTCGGCATTCGCCGTCTTGGCCGGGCGGTTGCCGCTCTTGAGGCGCTTGAACGCCAACATGCGGCAAAGGCCGCAAGCGATGCAGAACGCATTGATACCCCCCTCGACGGCAATGGGTCGGTTTTGCCGAAACGGCAAAAACTGGCGAGTCAAGACACCCAACAAAAGAAAACTGTGGAAACATATTAACGGAATTCCCGCGGCGGGAATTGTGGGACGGGCATCATGCGTAACGATATCGGCGGAGCCACTGAAAAGCGGCTGCACCCCAATCAATGGACTCCGCAAGCCCTGGCGACGCTGGAAAGCGCGTGGAAGGCCGGAGTCTCGGGGCGGGCCATCGCCAGCACTTACGACGGCCAGTTGGACGGCGGGCGGCGGCTGACCCCGGAAATCGTGGAAAAGCTGCGCCATAGGCACAAGTGGCCAACCCGCGCAACAGGCGCGCGGCCGAAGCCCAAGCCGCGTCACTGCGGCCCGATGGTCGCGGCGGCGGCGATGCCGGATTATGGCGTCACGGCCGGGGCGCGCACCGATCCGCTGAACGCGCCGTCGAAGTCCGGCAAGTTGTATTCGGCGCGCGGCGTTATCTTCAAGGCCAGGCTGGATGATCCGTATGAGCCGCAGGTTTCGGCTTCGGCCGGGGTGTCGATCATGGCGCTTGGCGCGGCCATGTGCCGGCTGATCATCGGCTATGCCGGCGAGGATGCCGTGTATTGCGGGGCGCGGACGGAAAAGGTCGCGCGGGGCGGCTGCGGCGGGTTCGCCAGCTACTGCGGCGGCCACAGCGCAGCGCTGCGCTGCCTGGCGGTCGAGCCTGATCTTTCGCCCATGAAGTTCAGCACCGGCTTTGACTTCCGGCCGCGCTGGGGCAGGGCGGCATGAAAGCGCCCGATCATATCCGCAAAACGTCCGTGCAGATCGAAGGGCAGTTTCGGCCGCATACGCTGGTCAAGTGCCCGGCCTGCAAAGGGGAACGCACGTTTCCCTATGTGCCGCCTGAGGTGATGGCGCGCTTCCTGGCGGACAAGGGTTATCTGCACGGCCTCGACGCCAAGCGGTGCCGGTGTCCGGCCTGCCTGGCCAAGCCGGTTAAGCCCGCCATCCGCCCCGATCAGAAGCGCGCCGCCTATTGCCGCATCGCCGGGGTACCGCGCGCCGCCGCCAAGACGGCGACCGCGTTGCCGCCTTCCGTCCTTAAACCCATGGAGCCCAAAGCCATGCCTGCCACCGCCCAACCGGCGCGCGCCGAACCGCCGCGCGAACTGACGCGCGAAGATCGCCGCCGCATCCTCGACGCGCTTGAGGCCGCCTATGACCTGAAACGCGGGTGCTACAACGCGGACGGCAGCGACGACAAGTTGGCCCGACACCTGAACGTGCCGCGCGCCTGGGTGGCGGAGGTGCGCGGGCTGGTGTTCGGCGAAGACGTGAGCGCCGCCAAGTTCGAGGCCCCGGCCAAGCTGAAAGCGCTTGAGGCCAAGTTTATGGCGCAAAGCGAACGGCTTCTGACCCTGGCGCAGGAGTCGGAAAAGATGGCCGGCGAATGCCGCGCGGCCCTGGCCTTGATGGGGGGGGGTGCGTGATGTGGTGGCCGTTCAAGCGGAAAGCCATGCCGGGGAAGGATGGGTCGCCATCGCCCGAAAGCGCGCCGGGCTGGCGCCGGAAAAAGCGCGGCGTGCCGGTACCGGCGAAGCCCGGCCAGGCGTTTGACCTGCGTATGTCCGATGGCGATGAGTTTTACGGCCTGATCGCCGGGCGGCCGACTGTCGGTACCAGTAAGGACGGGTTCAAGGTCAGGCACGACGGCAGCCTGTCGCAGGACGTTTATTGGCTTCGGTCGGCCGTACAGCTTTTTGAGCGATCGGTCGTCACGCATTACCGGCTGCACATGCCGGTGTCCGATGAGCGACGGGAGGATCGTCAGGCCCTTTTTGACCATTTGCGCCTGAACCCGGCGGTCGCGCCGATCGATCAGCGCCCGGACCTCGACCGCAGCCGGCGAAAGAAGGTGACGACGTGACCTTCGAAATCGTGACCATCGGCGACTGCAGGCTGTTTCGTGGTGACGCGCTGGAAATCCTGCCGACGCTTGAGCCGGGCTCGGTCGACCTGCTGTGCAGCGACGCGCCGTACAAGGTGACGCAGGGCGGAGCGGCGCAGCGTGAGCGCATCGACGCCGGCGCGGGCCGCAAGCGGTCGCGCGGCGGGTGGATGAACGAATACGCCAATAATGGCGATATCGTCACCTGCAACATCGAATGGGCCGACTGGATGCCTATGGCGTTCGACGTGCTGGCGAACGACCGCCAGGCCTATTTCATGAGCAATGGCCGCAGCCTGTTCGACGCGCATTCCGCCGCCGTCCATGCGGGCGACCGCTACGGCCCGGATGGGCGGCTGATTTCGGAGGATGGGTTTAAACTCCACACGGTACTTGTGTGGGACAAGCGGTCGGCGCTGCCGAATCGATGGTACCAGAACATCACCGAGTTCACCCTGTTTATGCGCAAGGGTGAGGCGTTCACGATCAACGACCCCGGATCGAAGAACATCTTTTCGCTGTTCCAGCGCGACGAGTCGAAGCACCCGACCGAAAAGCCGGTCGAGCTTATGGCGCAGTATATCGGCAATTCGACGCAGCGCGGGCAGACGGCGCTTGATCCGTTCATGGGATCGGGCACCACGGGAGTCGCCGCGGCCAGGCTGCGGCGCAAGTTCATCGGCATCGAACTGGAAAAGCAGTGGTTCGACGTCGCCTGCGCCCGGATCGAAAAGGCCTATGATGCGGCCTATCTGTTCGATGAGCCGTTGCCTATGCCGCCGGAGACACAAGGCAGCTTGTGGGGCGGTGCGGCATGAGGTGGCCTCGCAAACTGATCTGCCGGGAAGTCATCGGCCCTGCCGCCGACCCGTATCTTACGCGCTACGTGTTCGGCGCGTTCGCCATCCATGTCTTTCATCGGCCGGACAGCGACGAAAATTGCCACGATCATCCGCGCGATTTTTGGACCTTTCCGCTTGTCGATTATGCGGAACACGTCTTCGACCCGGAAACCGGCGAAACGACCGTTAACGTCGTCAGTCGGTATCGCTGGCATTTCCGCAAGGCTGAGTACGCGCACAGGGTTCTTGGCGCGTGCCGCTGGTCGTTCAATCCCGGCTCCGGTGCACTTCGTTTGCTCCGCGTGAACCGCAAAATCATCACCCTTGTGAGGCGCGGCAAGCTGCGCCGACCGTGGGGCTTTTGGGTGAAGCGCGTTTGGGTCGAGTGGCGCGAATACTTCCGGGGTGCGGCATGAGGGTGCTTATCGGCTGCGAGTATTCGGGCGTCACGCGCCGCGCGTTTGCGGCCAGGGGGCATGACGCGTGGTCGTGCGACTTCCTGCCATCGGAAGACGGCAGCAATCACCACATCATTGGCGATATCCGCGACCACCTTCACGACGGTTGGGATTTGCTGGCGCTGTTGCACCCGCCGTGCACGCGGCTTTGCAATTCCGGCATCCGATGGCTGCACAAAGCCCCGCCGGGGCGGACCCTGGACGACATGTGGCGCGAACTCGAAGACGCCGCCGCGCTGTTTTCCGCCTGCTGGAACGCGCCAATCCCGCGCAAGTGCGTCGAAAACCCGATCATGCACCGGCACGCCCGGCAGCGGATCGTCAACTATCGGCCGCCGGCACAGATCATTCAGCCGTGGTGGTTCGGTGAGCCGCAGTTCAAGGCGCTTGGCCTCTATCTGGACGGCCTGCCGCCGCTGCGCCCGACCCGCAGGCTTTCGCCGCCAATGCCTGGAACCGATGAGCATCGCGCATGGTCGCGGGTTCACCGCGCGCCGCCCGGCGCAGATCGCTGGAAAGAGCGCAGCCGGTCATTTGCCGGCGTTGCCGATGCCATGGCCGATCAATGGACGGACCCGGAAGAATTCGCCCTTAGCCGGCAAATTGACTTGTTCGAAGGTGCCGCATGACTCGAGTCCGCAAGCGCGAAAACTTCTATCGCCGCGACCCTGACAAGGCGCTGCGCGGCATGTGGGGGCTGAGCCTGGAAGAGCGCGGCGCCTATAACATCCTCATCGACCTGATGTACCTGACATGGCGGCCCCTGCCGGACGATAACACCGGCGACCGGCAACAGATCGTCGCGTGGTTCGGCTGCGCGGCGCAGAAGGTCAACCCGATCATCCGCAGCCTGATCGAAAAGGGCCGCATCCACCGGGTGCGGATCGGGGGCAAATGGTACCTGACCGATGACGCTTTTGAGCGCGAACACACCGCCGTCAAGGGCGAAGAAGTCAGGGCAAAGTCGGGCGAAGTCGCGGTAAAGTCAGAAGAAGTCGAGGAGAAGTCGCGACTTCTAAGCCCCACAATTGAGGAAAATCAACAGGTTGATGGGGCCAGAGAAGAGAAAGAGAAAGAGAAGAGTGTTGTTGATACGCGCGCGCACGAAGACGACTGGCCGGAGAACGGCGCGCTCATAGAAACGCTTATCGCCGATGTGGCCGGGGATATCGATCTGAGCCGGCAGGCGTGGCCGCTGCAAACCGTCCGTGAAGTCTTGGCGTGGAAGATGAACGGATTTTCCTACGCCCTCGACGTGGTGCCGACCATCAAGCCGATGCTGGTCAAGCGGCGGGTGATGTCATGGGCCTATTTCACCACGGCTGTGGCCGAAGCCCATGCGGTGCGCACGCGGGTTATCGAACTGCCTGACGCCGTGGCCAGGCCGGCGGCGTTCAAGACCTTCGCGACGCAGCGCGCCGAAGACAACAGCGCGATTTTCGATGACGTATTTGGCGGGAGGTCGGAATGAGTGAAACCATCGGGCAGATGCTTGAGGGGCTGTATCTGGTCTATGCGCAGAAAGACCGGCTGGAAGGCGAGCCGATGCGCAAGTTCCTGCAACAGTACGCCGCGGCGATCGAAGGGGCCACGCCGGGCGAAGTGCGCAGGGCCTGCCAGATTTGGCAGTTCGAACGCAAGGCCAGCAAGTTCCCGCTGCCGCACGAACTGAAAACCATCATCGACGGCCTGCGGCCAACCAATCGCGGGCCGAAGGGCGATCCGTGGCGGGAACTGAGCCCGGAGGAATACCGGCAATTGGGGCTGCGGGACAAGGCGCGGTACCTGCGCATCCTGGCCTCCGAACTGCGCGCAGCCGCCGGGCCGATGCCGCTTAAGGCACCCAAGGGTTTCGGGTCGTGGGACATGCCGGCGGAGTGGCAACAGGCGCAGAGCCTGGCCGCTGAGCATGAGGCAGAGGCGCGCAAGCTGGAAGACATGGCGACGCAATACAAGGCGGCGTCGCAGCCGGAAACGGTGCGGCCGGCCAGGCCGACCTTGGGGGATTTTATCAAGCGTATGGAGCGGGTAGGATGACAACGACTGCAGGTGATTTCGATTTGGATGCCGTGGTAGCGCGGGCGCGCTCTCGGACTCGGGTGCTGGCCGCCAAGGCGGCGGCGGATTCCGAGGGCATGGAAACGCGGTATTCGGCCAAGGTGGCGGCGCTCGACCTCATGGCCAAGGCCTTCCGCTGCGGCGATGAAACCGTGATCCGCGTCATCCCGCCATCGCTGGAACGTGTGCGCCGGGCCGACGTGTCGATCGTTGATCTTGAGGGCAATGAAGGCAAGGGGCTGGTGAAGGCGGTTCGCGCCAAGGGCCTGGGCTATCGCCTGCGCCGCCTGGGTCTGGATGACGGCCAGATGCAGGCGGCCATGCGGTTCGCCCATGACTTCGAGAAGGCGCGCATTGGTCACCTGACCGCGAATTGGAATGCGGCACTGGTCGGCGGCGGCAAGATGGAAGCTGAGCCGGAGCGCTGGTGTGTGGCCATCGACCTGTTGTCCAAGGCCTGCGGATCGCTGAGCCACGATGAGGCGGTCGCGGCGCTCGGCTATCTGGCGTTCGACGTGTCCTGCGCCGATATCGGGCACTTTGTGGCTGGGGCGGTGTCGCCTGATGAAAAAATGCACAAATTCACAGGAAAGTTATTCCTCGTTAAAGCATTGAATAGGTTGCAGGTTTTCTATGATGATTGGGATTATCGCCAGGACGAAGCGCTAAACAGGCGAAAAATAGCTTGAACCTGGGGGCGGAAACTCAACAAAACAACACCACCAGAGTTATGCCCGCCGGGTGAGGCTCTTGTGTTTCCAACCTGTCAACTGAAAGCCCGACACGGCGTTGTAACCGTGTCGGGCTTTCGCTTTTGGGGCTTTGACCATGCCGTTAAAACCGCCCGTGCTTGGCGCTGTTGCCAAGCCGGAGCGGGCTAAACGGGATGACTTAGCGCGCCGGCAGGCTCACCCATGGCGCGCATGGTACGGGCTCAAGCGCTGGCAGACCCGCCGGGCCGAACAGTTGGCGGCTGAGCCGCTGTGCTGCATGTGCGAGGCGCAAGGGTTGGCCGTGCCGGCCACGGTGGCAGACCATGTCGAGCCGCACGCGGGCGACCTCGACCTGTTCTGGAATGGCAAGCTGCAGTCGCTCTGCAAGCCTCACCACGACCGTGACAAGCAACGGGCGGAGGCGGCCGGGCGGCGGTTCGTGGCCCTCTAACCATCGACCGTGCAGGCAGGGGGGTGTCAAAAGTCTAGGGCGGCGCGGCCAAAAGACCGGTCCACCTACAAAAAAAAGCGCGCGCAAGTTTTCAGAAGTTTTTTTCCTCCGAGGTGATGTCATGGCCCCCCGTGGCCCGAAACCGGAACCGGCAGCAGTCAAGATTGCCAAGGGCAATTCAGGCCGCCGCCGCATCGGCAAGGACCCGGAGACTAACGGCGGCGCGGCGGCCCCGGCAGGCATCCAGCCGCCGCCCTGGCTGAGCAACGGCGCGCTGAAAATCTGGCAGACCCTTGTGCCGAACCTGGCGCTGAAGAACCTGATGTCTCAGGACTATGCGCAGACGTTCGGGCGGTACTGCGAAGCCTTCGCGGAGTGGCTGGCCTGTAAGGTTGTGGTGGAACAGCAAGGCCGGTCGTACAGTATCACGACCGAATCCGGCACCGTGGTTCGCACCCGGCCGGAGTGGAACATGATGCAGGCGCTCGACAAGACGCTTGAGCGGGCCGAAGCCAACTTCGGCCTGAACCCGGCGGAACGCCAGCGCATCTTTGCGATGCGCGCCAGCGGCGGCGGCGCGGGAGTCGGCGGCGATCTGGTCGACCGAATGCAGGCCGGCAGCGAACCCGCGCCGGCTCCGGCGGCGTCTCCCTTGGGGTTGCTCAACGGGGCAAACCGCCTGAATTGAGATGGCCGACTATTGGTACGATGAGGCGGCGGCCGAAGCGGCAGTCGCCTTCTTCCCCGCGTACCTGACTTTCACCAAGGGGGAATGGGCCGGCAAGCCCTTCCACCTTGAGCCGTGGGAAGCCGACCGGATTATCCGCCCCCTGTTCGGGTGGAAGCGGGCGGACGGCACGCGGCGGTACCGCAAGTGCATTGTCTGGCTGCCCCGCAAGAACGGCAAGACCGAACTGGCCGCCGGGATTTCGCACCTGGCCTTGCTCGGGGACGCTGAGCCCGGTGCGGAAGTCTACGCCATCGCCAAGGACAAGGCGCAGGCATCGCTTGTGTTCAACATCGCGTCACAGATGGCGGCGGCATCGCCGGCCCTGTCCGCGCTGCTGGAAATCTGGAAAACGTCCATCTACTGCCCGGCGACGAACGGGTCGTTCAAGCCCCTGACCGGCGCGTCGAAGGGCAAGCACGGTCTGAACATGTCCGGCCTGATCGGGGACGAAGTGCACGAATGGCCCTCGGGCGATCTGTACACCTTCGTTCACCAGTCGTCCGTGTCCCGGCGCCAGCCGATTGAGTTCCTGATTTCGACCGCCGGGCAGAAGCTCGGCTACGGCTATGAGCTTTGGGACTATTGCCAAAAGGTCATAGACGGCACGATCGAAGACGAAGAAACGCTTATCGTGATCTTCGCCGCCGATGCTGAGGACGACTGGACGTCGCCGGACGTGTGGCGCAAGGCGAACCCGAACTTCGGGATCAGCGTCAAGGAGTCCTACCTGGCCGCAGAATGCGCCAAGGCCATGGCTAGCCCGCGCTTGGAAAACGACTTCAAGCGGTACCACCTGAACATATGGACGGAACAGGCGGTGCGCTGGCTTCCCATGCACCTGTGGGATGCCTGCAAGGGCGCGGACGACTGGAAGGCCCTGGCCGAACGCCTGCGCGGCAAATATTGCTACGCCGGCCTCGACCTATCGCAGAAAATCGACCTCACGGCCGAAGTTCTGACCTTCCCGCCGCAGCCAGGTCTTGACCGTTGGGCGTTTGTGCCGCGATTCTTCGTGCCGAAGGATCGCATAGAGGAACGCGTCAAAACCGACCGCGTGCCCTATGACCGGTGGCTCAAGGCCGGCGCCCTGTTCGCCACGCCCGGCAATGTCATCGACTACGACTTCATCAAGGCGCAAATCCTTGAAGACGCGCGGACCTATGAAATCAGGGGCGTCGGCTGCGACCCGTTCAACGCCATGCAACTGATGATCCAGTTGAACGGCGAAGGCCTGAACGCGGTCGAGGTTCGGCAAGGGTTCCTGACCCTCTCCGGGCCGTGCAAGGAACTTGAGGCTTTCGTCATTTCGCAGAAAGCGGAACACGGTGCGCACCCCGTCTTGAGGTGGTGCGCATCGAACGTGGCGATCGATCAGGACGCCGCCGGCAATATCAAACCGAACAAGGCGAAATCAGCCGAACGCATCGACGGTATCGCCGGTGCTGTCACCGGCCTCGCCATGGCCCTGGCTGAAAAGCCGCCCCAATCGAAAACACCGGAGCTTTACATTCTGTGACCGCCTTCGACCCCTGGAATGCCCCGCTTGACGCGCCGCGCCCCGAACCGGTGAAGAACGACGCCGGTTGGGGCGCGCTGCTCGGTTCGGGCGAGTCGTGGGACGACTTCGTTCATGGCATCTGGCAAGAGAACGGCGGCCTGTACAACGAAAAGCAGGCCCTGACGGTCGCGGCCATCTACGCGTGCGTCAACCTGATTTCGGGGGCGATTGCCGCCATTTCGGTGAACATTTTCGGCCGTAAACTGGCCGATGGTGAACGAAATCAGATCTTCGATGATCCATTGTGGTGGATTCTCAACGAAGAGATGACGCCGCGGTGGTCGGCGGCCATCGGGTGGGAATTCCTGATGACGTCGCTGCTATTGCTTGGCGACGCCTTTGCTCAAATCATCCGCGATCGCAACGGCATCATCAAGGGCATCCGTCCGCTGCATCCCAACCGCGTCACGGTGCTTTATCAGTGGCAGACCGACCGCTTGGTGTACAGCGTGGCCCCTGATCCGTTGGCGCTCGAGTCCGGCACGATCATCCTTGACCAAGATGATATGTTGCACATTCCGGGCCTCGGCTTCGACGGCCTTCGCGGCCTGTCTCCGCTGCGGTTTTCGCTGCGCAACGCCGGCACCGTGGCCATGGCGACCCAAGACTACGCGGCGCGGTTCTTCAAGAACCATGCGCGCCCCGACTACACCTTGGAAACCGATCAGCCGCTTGAACCTGCAGTCGTTGAGCGGATGCGCGAAATGGCCGCCGAACGCAACGGCGGCAAGAACGCGCACAAGCCCATGGTGCTGACCAACGGCTTGAAGTTCCATTCGATCACGATGAACCCGGAAGATACGCAACTCATCCTGACACGGAATTTCGAGATTGAGGAAATCGCCCGCATCTATGGCGTGCCGCCGTTCATGATCGGCCACAACGAGAAAACGACCTCTTGGGGCTCCGGTATCGAGGCCATGGGGACGGCGTTCGTGCGCTACGCCCTGCGCCAGCACATTCACAAGATTCAGGTCGAGGGCAACCGCAAGTGCTTCCGCACGGCGGCCAAGGTGATGGAGTTCGATACCTATGAGCTTGAGCGCGCCGATATGGTGGCGCAGTTCACGGCCTTCCGCATCGGCCTGGGCAGGGCGGGCGAAAAGCCGTTCATGACCACGGACGAAGTGCGCGCCAAGCTCAGCATGAACAAGATTGGCGAACTGGCGCCGAACCCGCCGGCCGCGCCTGGTACCCAAACCGCAAAAGAGGATACGACCGATGCGTCACAAGCTGCTTAACCTGCTGACAGCCAACAAAGGCCGCGGCTTCTACCGGGTCGACAGCGGCGCGGACGGCAATATCATCTACATCTATGACATCATCGTCGCCGCCGATGCCGACGCCGCGTGGTGGGGCGGCGTGTCGGCCGAAACCTTCGTCAAGACCCTGGCCGGCATGTCCGGCCCGGTGGCGCTGCATATCAATTCGCCGGGCGGCGACGCCTTCGGCGGCATCGCCATGCTGAACGCCATCAAGGCCTATGACGGCGAAGTGACGGCCTATGTCGACGGCTATGCGGCCTCCGCCGCCGCCGACGTGGCGGTCGCCTGCGACAAGGTGGTGATGTCCGGCGAAGCGTCGATGATGATGATTCACAAGGCCATTACCGGCATGTACGGCAATGCCGATGATTTCCGCGATCTGATCGCGCTGTTGGACAAGATCGACCTGAACCTGGCCAACCTGTTCGCCGGAAAGTCCGGCAAGTCGAGCGACGAAATCATGAAGCTGCTGAATGCCGGCGACACGTGGTTCAGCGCCGCCGAAGCGGTCAGCTTCGGCCTGGCCGATGAAATCGCCGCCGGCAAGGACAAGGGCGCGTCGAACGCGGATCAGCCGCGGTGGGACCTTAGCGCCTACGGCAGCGAAAAGGTGGCGAACAAGACTGAAACGCTGAACCTGACCATCGACACGTCGGCCATCGTTGCCGCCATCGAAAACCTGCGCCGCGATCTGAAGGCGCAGCCGGCCGGCCAAGCCGAAGAAACCGAATCCGAGGATGAGCGCGACCGCCGCCTGCGCATCCACCAAACCCGACTCTTGAACGTCGCCTGACGACGCCAGGACGCCAATTGGCACCCATCACCGCCCATACCGGGCGGTTTTTTATGCCCTAAGGAGGGGCTAACGACCACATGAGCATTCAAGCCCTTCGCGAACAGCGCGCGGCCAAGGCCAAGGACGCCACGGACCTGGCCAACAAAAAGGTCTGGAACAAGGCCGTCGACGGCCCGGTCTACGACGCCCTGATGGACGAAATCCAGAACATCGATGATCAGATTTCGCGCATCACGACCGCCAACGCCCTGACGGCCGAACAGGCCGAAACCGCCGCCGTTGTCGAACGCTCGGAAAAGCGCGGCAAGGACGAAAAGAACCCTGGCATGATCGCGTTCGCCAACTTCCTGCGCAAGGGTTTCGAGCGGATGACGCCGGAGGAACAGCAACAGTTCCGCAACACCATGGACACCACGACCGGCGCCGATGGTGGCTACACCGTGCCGACCACGGTCGCCACCTATGTCATCGACCGCCTCAAGGCCTATGCCAACATGCGGAAGTACGCGACCGTCATGCCGCAATCGTCCGGCGAAGACATGAACTGGCCGACCTCGGACGGCACGTCGGAAGAAGGCGAAATCCTCACGCAGAATTCGCAGGCCAGCGGGGCCGATGTGTCCTTCGGTGTGGTCACCATCCAGACCTATATGTTCAGCTCCAAGACCGTCGCCGTACCGTTCCAACTGTTGCAGGACTCGGCGGTCGATATTCAGGCCTTCGTCGGTAACCGCATCGCCAAGCGCCTGGGCCGCGGTACGAACCGCAAGTTCACGGTCGGCCTCGGCTCGGGCTCGGGCGAACCGATGGGCGTCGTCACCGCTTCCAGCGTCGGCAAGGTCTGCGCCACCGGTCAGACCTCGACCGTCATCTATGATGATATCATCGATCTGGAACACAGCGTCGACGCCGCCTATCGCGAAGAAGGCAATTGCCTGTACATGGCGCACGACACCACCATCCGCAACATCAAGAAGATCAAGGACGGCAACGGCCGCCCGATCTTCGTTCCGGGCTATATGGACGGCTATGCCGGCGGCTTCAAGGACACGCTGAACGGCTACGGCATCGCCACCAACAACATGATGGCGACCCCGGCGGCGAACGCCAAGACCATCCTGTTCGGCGATATCAAGGAATACATCATCCGCGATATCCTCTCGATGATGCTGTTCCGCTTCACGGACTCGGCCTTCACCACCAAGGGGCAAGTGGGCTTCCTGGGTATGCTGCGCTCCGGCGGCAACCTGGGCGACGTCAACGCCACGGCCCTGTTGCAGCAATCCGCCACCTAACCGCCTAAGCGCTCGACGGGGAGGTCGAGGGCTGAGCCGGACCGCCGGGCTTATCCCGCCCGGCGGTCCATTTTCTTTCAATCTCTGGAGATTTCCATGAAAACCATCCGCATTCTGACGCGGCCCTACGACCGCAAGTTCACCGCCGGCCAGATCGTCCGCATCAATGATGCCGACGCCAATTCGCTGATCAAGGGCGGCGATGCCGAACCGGTCGGCGATGATGTCACGCCGTCCTATATCGAGCCGGAGCCGGAGGTCGAGGAAACCGACACCTTGACCGGCGGCGCGGCGGGCGACGACACCGCCAAACCGGCAAAGTAAGCCGCCATGCTGCCTTATGCCCTTCGCCTGACACAAGCGCCGGCCGGCGACGTTGTGACGCTGGATCAGGCGAAGGCGCATTTGCGCGTGGATTACGCGGATGATGACGCGCTGATCCAAACCTATCTGGACGCCTGCACCGAACAGCTAGACGGTGATGAGGGCGACCTGCGCCAATGCCTCCTGAGCCAGGCGTGGGAACTGAGTTTAAACGTAAGGTTCCCGCATTGCCGCCAACCGCTGGTTATCCCCCTCGGGCCGGTCGTATCGGTGGATTCGGTCGGCTATATCGATACGGCCGGCAATGCGCAGACGCTCGACCCGGCGCTCTACACCGTCAACAACTTGGGCGGTGTCAAGATGGATACCTATCTTGAGCCGAAGGCCGGCACGGTGTGGCCGGCGACGCAGTGCCAGTCGCGCGCGGTCACCGTGGCCTTTACCGCCGGCTTTGGCGATGCGGGGGCCGATGTGCCGGCGCGCATCCGGGCGGCCATTTTGCAAATGGTGGCCGATCTGTACCGGTCGCGCGAAGCCTATACGCGGCAACCGATCGTCGCAAATCCGGCGCTGCGCCGGCTGCTGTCGCGCTTCGTGCGGGACACGCTCTGATGCTGCCGGCGGCACAGTATGACCGGCGGGTCGAAATCTGGCGGCGCACGGACACCACGCGCGACGCCAAGGGCGGCCAGACTGCGGCGCCGGTCAAGATCGCGACGCTATGGGCGGCGCGAAACTGGCTGAACCGCCGCGAAGGCCTGACCTCGGAACAACTGGCCGCGACAAACCAGACCCTGTTCACGGTGCGCTATTCGGCCACGGCGGCGGCGATCGTGGCCACCGATCGGCTGCGCATCGGCGGCGTGGATTACAATGTCAACGCGGTGCAGGAACGTGGCTTTCGCGAAGATATCGATATCTATGTCGAAGGCCGCACGCCGTGAAGCGTTGCGAAGTTCAGGGCTTTGAGGATTTCAACGCCGCTATCGCCGAACTGTCGATGTCCACGGCCACGGCAAAGAACATCGTCAAGCGCGCCCTGATCGTGGCCGCCGCGCCGATGGTTACGGCGGCCAAGGGTGCCGCGCCGCGCAAGTCCGGCGTCATGGCTGACAGTATCGACGCCTCTCCGCGCCTGGCCGGCAAACAGGCGGCGGGGGCGGCGGAGTATTCCGAGGTGCTGCGCAAGGGCGGCAGCAAGGCTAAGGCGCAGGCCGCGCTCATCGCCGCCCGTGCCGCCGCCAAGGACGATTCCGAACCGGCAATTTACAAGGTGCAGATTTTCGTCGGCCCCGGCCCGCTGCCCTATCCGTCATTGGTCGAGTTCGGCCACGGCACCACGCCGCCGCACCCTTTCATGCGCCCGGCCTTCGACGGCACCAAGGCGCAGGTGTTCGATAATCTCAAGGTCGCCCTGGCCGATCAGCTTGACAAGGCGGCGCAGCGCGCGGCCCGCAAACAGGCGCGGTTGATCGCGGCGGCGCAGAAGGTGCCGGCATGACGGTCAAGGATGATTTGCGGTCGTTGCTGCTGGCCGACGCTGGCATAGGCGGACGGATCGCCGACCGCTGCGCATGGGGGATCAGCGTTCAGGACGACCCGACGCCGCGCATTGTCCTGCACCTGATCAGTGACACGCCCGATTACCACCTGTTGGGGGCCTCGGGCTTCGACCCGATGCGCATTCAGGTCAATTGCTTCGGCGCGTCCTACAGCGAAGCGGATGACCTGGCCGAAGCCGTCAAGGCGGCGGTCAAGGCCGTGCCGGCGCCTGGCGCGCCGTACAATTCCATCCGTCAAATCCAGATCGTCGGCGGCCGGGACCTGACCGAAGCCAGCCAGCCCGACCCACTTTTCCTCATCGCCATCGACTTGATGGTTTCGTGACCTCGCAAAGGGAGACACACTATGACTGCAACCGCCGCGCAAACCGGCTACGGCGCGACCCTCGGCATCGGCAACGGTGCGACTCCGCCCGTCTATACCGTGGTGGCCGAAGTCACCGCCTTGAAGGGCTTGAAGCAAAGCCGCGATCAGATCGAGGCGACGCACCTGCTGAGCCCCGGCGGCTATAAGGAATTCATCGGCGGGATGAAAGACTTCGCCGCCCTGACCGCCGCCATCAACTACGTGCCGGGTGGCGCGGCCGAAACGGCCTTGCTGGCGGCCTTCGGTACGCAGGCCAACAAGCCCTACCAGATCACCTTTCCGGGCGGCGGGACGTGGAGCTTTTCCGGCGTGATGACCGAATACGCGCCGGGCGATCTCGACCCCAACAAGAAGATGGAGGCTTCGGTCACTATCAAGCCGTCCGGCGGCCCGGCCATCGCCTAAGGCCAGCACACAAAGGAGCGCCAAAATGCGTGAAAATGAAACCGGGGAAACCCTCGTCGCCAGCGACGGGCGGACCTTTACGCTTCGCTACGACTTCAACAAGTTGTGCGAAATGGAGGAGGTCGGCCTTGATCTGCTGAACGGCACGATCGATTCAAAAAAGCTAGGATCGCCGCTGTTCGTCCGACAACTGTTCTTCGACGGCTGCACGGATGAGTCCGGTCAGCCGTTGCCGGACATTGCCGCTGCCGGCGCACTCATTCAGGACGTGGGCCTTGCCGCCACCGTTCGCCATATCGGACGGGCCTTAGCAGGCGCGGCGTTCTCGACCGGCGGTGACGTAAACCCCAAGAAGGCCCAAACCAACTAAGGTGGGTTTGGGCCGATAAATGGGCCTTGTGGGTCGAGCTTGGCGGCGACCTCGACGCCTTCTGGCGGCAAACGCCTAAAACCTTTTCCATCTTCGTACGCGGTCGTGAGCGCGCTCGTGAAGAGGAAAGCCGCCGCGCCAACTATCAGGCCTGGCTCACCGCCCGTCTGACCGGCTTCGCCAAGGTACCGGACTTTGACGACATATTCCGCCCGACCGGGCAACGCGACGACCCGGCCAGGATGGAAGCTACCGCCAAAACCATCGCCGCCACCGGATGGGGTGAGTACACCCCGCCGCCTTCATCCTCGGAAAACGGAGCCGTTTAATGTCAAACGCCGTCATCGGTGCCCTTCACGCCATTCTTGGCCTGGATAGCACCAACTTCGAAACTGGCCTTAAGGCCGTGCCGGCGAAGATGAAGGGCGTGGCGGCGCAGATCGAAGCAATCGGCGAAGAAATGGCGTTGGGCTTCGAGCGTTCGCTTGAGGTGATGAAGGAAGACTTTGACGAGAAGATTGCGGAAATGGCATCGGAGGTGCCGGTTCTTGGCAAAGCGATGTCAGCGTTCGGCGTTGCTGGTCTTGTCGCTGCGGCGGCCCTGGGTGCGTTCTCGGAAGGAATGGAACAAGCCCACAAGTCCATGGAGTGGGCAAATGACCTGCAAAAGGCGGCTGACCGTATAGGCGTCACGACCGAATACCTCCAACAAATGCAATTTGCCGGAAAGGCGACCGGAGTCGGCTTAGACGCCGTGCGGCAGTCACTACAAAACCTCAACGGGGCCTTGGGTGCCTATCAATCTGGGGTCGGGGATGCCAAGCTTAAAAAGGTGTTTGAAGACCTTGGCATTACTCGCGAGGCGGTCGCGCACATGCAAGACGCGTCGCAACTCATCCCCGTTCTGGCTGACCGGCTAAAGGACCTTGGTTCTCAGGCTGAGCGTGTGCATATGGCCGACAAGCTGGGCATAGAACCCCTTTTGCCAGTGCTTGCACGCGGGAGCGAAGGTGTCGCAAAGTTAAGGGAGGAGGCTAGCGCCCTCGGCATTGTCCTTGATAATGAGACAAATAAGACCCTGTCGGAAATGAACGAAAAGGTCGAGCGCGCCAGCGCACAAATCGACATAAACTTGAAGAAGGCATTTGCCGACTTGTCCCCTGTTGTGGTTGGCGCTTCGCAGGCAATGGCGGACTTCACTCACCACCTTGACAACTCGATAGCCGGCACAAAACTTCTTCTGGCGACCGCCGGTAAAGGCGGAATATCCGAATACTTCAAGCTTTGGGGCGAAGGCGCGAAGAAAGGACTAAGCGGCGACGACCTGCAAAACTATATGCTTAAGGGTTTTGTAGAATTCAACGCCAAGGTTAACGGAAAGCCGGAAGAAACTGGCACCGACTCAAAGGCCACGCCTGATCAGGTCGCGCTTGAGCTTTTGCAGCGTCAACTAACCGCCGTTCAGGACGCGATCCGGCCTCGCTCGGAAACCATCTTTACGGCGATGAAGGCGCAGATTGACACCTTAAATGCCGCCCTTGCGAAACACCTGATCGACCAAAAGACCTATGCGCAAGATGTTGCCGAGGTGCACAAAAAGGCCGCGGAAGAAATAAGGCGATCCGCTCCCAAAACTGACCCCGCCATGACGAAGTTGAAGGCGGACCTTAAGGCGGTTCAAGAAGCCATAGTGCCGCCAGCGGAAACCGTATTCGCGAAGCTGACTGCCGAAGTTAGGACGTTAGACGCTGCGCTGAAAGATGGTCTGATAGATCAGAAGGCTTATCTCGCCGATATGTCTGAGGCACATGCAAAGGCGGCTGCGGCCGTCCTCAAAGGCGTGTCGACCCCCGATGAGCTAGCGACGGAAGAATATCGTAAGCGAGTGGCTGAACTTGATGAGGCCCTAAAGCTTAACATCATCACCTTGAAACAATGGTCTGAGGCGATGGCGGTCGCCATCGACAAGCGCAACGAGGCCGACAAGATCGGGCCGATCAAAAAGATCGACCTCGGCAAGTCCGGCGTGCCGGAAATCAAGCCGTTCGAACTGCCGCCGGAATGGAAGACGGCGGCGGAGGAAGCGGCCAGGGCCTGGCGCGACGCCTTCACCGAAATCAAGGATATCGGCAAACAGGCGCTGGATGACATCATTGAGCGCGGCCGGGTCGACTGGAAGCGCCTTCTGATCGAAATCATCGATCATTGGGAACAGGTGGTGCTTGTCATCAAAAGCGTGTGGCAGGCGGCGCAGAACAGCAAGGGCGGCGGCATTTCCGGCCTGATCAATGCGGCGGTCGCGGCGGCTGGCCACAATGCCAACGGGACCGAAAGTTGGCCGGGCGGCCTGTCCTGGGTCGGTGAGCGCGGCCCGGAACTGGTCAACCTGCCGCGCGGCGTGTCGGTGTCCTCGCACGAAAGCATCCTGTCGGCCCTATCGACGCGGCAGGAGGGATTCGGCGTGGTCAAGGTCGAGGTCGACACTACACCGTACTTTGACATCAAGGTACGCCAGGCGGCGGCCCCCATGGTGCAACATGCGGCGATCGAAGGCGCGGCCGGCGGCTCGCAAATGGCGCAATCGACGATCGCCGATTACCAAAGCCGGCAAATCCCGTGAGCGTAGCGCTTCCGACTTCGCCCGGCCCGGCGCCGCTGGTGCCGTCACTGGTGCGGGCTGGCAACGATCTGGTGTCGCCGCTCAGCCAGGCGGTGCAGCGCCTGAACCGGTTGGGTGACCGCTTCGCTTTTCAGGTCACACTTCCCCCGATGAAGCGCGACGATGATGCGCAAAAGTGGGTGTCGCGCCTGTTGCAGGCCTTCGCCACGACCGCGACGCTGAACTATCCGCAACCGCCGGCCGGTGTGGGTACGCCCGGCGCGCCGGTCTGCAACGGCACGTCTTCGGGCACGTCCCTGGCCGTGCGCGGGCTGACTGCAGGCTACACGATCAAGGAAGGCCAGGTTTTCAGCATCATCCACGCCGGCAAGCGCTACCTGCACATGGCCGCCGCCGATGCCGAGGCAGATGGCGACGGCGTTGTCACCGTGACGGTCGTGCCGGCGCTGCGCATCGCCACGGCCGACCTTGACGTGATCGAAATCGCCCAACCGGTCATTGAGGGTTTTGTCGGTGGCGCGGCCAACACGTGGACCATCAACGTCGCCCAAACCATCGGGCTCACCTTCACCCTTATGGAGTCGCAATAGATGCCGCTCGATTCGACGCTGAATGCCGCCCTGTCGCAACAGGTGGCGTCGATCTTCTTCGCGCTGGAAATCCAGCATCCGGCCGGCAATGTCCGCCTGCTGGATGCGCCCGGCACGCTGAGCTTTGACGGCAAGACCTTTGTCGGCCTCGACCCGGATTGGGGCTGCCTGGCCTCGACCGATGTGGTGACCGATCAGACCGGCGACACCGCGCCGTCGCTCAAGATGATGCTGCAACAGGCTAATGCATCGGCGGCGGTCACCCTGGCCGATCCGGCGGCCCAGGGCGTGCCTGTGACCTTCTGGTGTGGCGCGGCGGACCTCTCGACCATGGCCGTAGTGGGGGAGCCTTACGATGTGTTCAACGGCATGGTCGATACGGTGACCAATGTCGTTGACGGGGCGCGGTCGGGCGTCAATATCGCCGCCGCTTCGGCCTTCGACTACTTCTTCGCGGCCGATGAAGGCGCGATCCTGTCGGATGCTTTTCATGAAAGCGTATGGCCGGGCGAACTCGGCTTTGAGTACGTGACCGACGTTACCCTGCAAATGCCGTGGGGCGTCAACGGCACGCTGCCCACTCTGACGATCGCGCGCGCGGCATGAGCCACCTCATCACGCGGGCGGCGGCTGCCGAAGCCACCGTCGCGCAACTGGACGGTAAGGCCTTCGAATGGGGCCGCTGCGACTGCGTGCGCATGGCCGCGCTGCACGTCCGGCGCTTGGGCCACCGTGTGGCCCTGATGAAGGCCGGAGAGTACCGCAATGAATTGGGCGCGGTGCGGGCCTTGAAGCGCGCCGGATTCGATCGGCTTGAGGATGCGCTTGACGCGCGCTTTCAGCGTATCCCGCCGGCCTTCGCCCTTGTCGGCGATCTGATCGGCCTGCCGTCCGATGGCGACTGGCCGGCCCTGACCGTGCAGCTATCGCACGGGCGGGTGTTCGGCTTCATGGAAGGCCGGGCGGGCGTGATGCACCCCAAGGCGTTCGTGGCGGCCTGGCGCGTACCGGTCGAGGCCCCGAAATGCCGCAAGTAGCCATCGCCGCCGCCGCCTGGGTAGCGAACGCCATAACGGTCGTTTCGGCCACCGTGACGGCCGGTGTTACCGCAGTCGGCGCGACCGTTGGGCTGAACGCCGCCGCCTCCATGGCTGTGGCGAAGTTCCTGTTCACGACATGGGCCACGGCCGAACTATCGAAGCCGCCGAAGCTGAAATCCTCCGGCACGCAATTGCAATTCAAGGCGGATACCGCCGCCGGCATTCCCATCGTGTTCGGGCGCACGGCGGTCGGCGGAAACCTGATCCTGCAATATCCGGCGGGGCCGAAGAATAAGCACCTCAACCAGATTGTGATTTTGGGTGGTGCCGGGCCTTATGAGGCGATCGAAGGCTTCAAGGCGGGCCAGGTGGTCACGGCGTTCGATGCCTATGGCCATGTCACGGACCCGGCGAACCCCTATTATCATCGCATGTGGCAGACCCAACAATTGGGCGACCTGCCATCGGCGGCCTTGCCGCAGCCGGCAGAACCGGCGACCGATTCCCCGTTGGCGGCGTGGACGTCGGCGCACAAGTTGTCGGGCTACTGCGCCGCCTGGCTGGACATGGAATATGACACAACCGTCTATTCCAGCGGCCAGCCGGCCCCGCTGTGGGTGATCAAGGGTGTGAAGGGTTACGACCCGCGCCTCGACTCGACCTATCCCGGCGGTTCCGGCGCCTGCCGGGCGGGCGATCAAACGACGTGGGTATGGACGGAGAACCCGTTCATCTGCGGCCTGACCTGGGCCTTGGGTTGGCTGCACAACGGCAAGCGGGTCGCCGGCTGCGGCGTGCCGCTGGCCTTCATCGATCCAGCCGGCTTTGTCGAGGGTGCGAACGTCGCCGATGCCAACGGCTGGAAGTGCGGCGGCCAGGTCACGACCGCAGACAGCAAGTGGCAGGTGCTGAAAGCCCTGCTCAAGGCCGGCGGCGGAGAGCCGATTCAGTCATCGGCGCGGCTGGCCTGCATGGTGTCGACGCCGCGCACGTCCCTGGCCACGATCGGCGTTGACGATCTGGCCGGCGGCATGAGCCTGGGGGCGATGAAGTCGCGCAAGGGGCGCATCAATGCCATTGTGCCGACCTACCGCTCCGAGGCCAATAACTGGACACAGGTCGCGGCCAGGCCGGTGACGGCCACCGCCTATCAGACGTTCGACGGCGGCCTGCGGCAACAGTCCATCATCTATGACATGGTGCAGGACGCCGCACAGGTGGCGCAGATCGCCGCCTATGATGTGGTCAACAGCCGCGAATTCGGCCCGCTGCAACTGCAATTGCGGCCCAAGTGGATGGGGTTCAAGCCGGGCGATTGCCTGACGGTCAATCTGCCGGAGGCCGGGTTGAACAATCAAAAGGTGCTAGTCGCTTCACGCGCCGGGCCGGACATCAAAACCGGTATCGTCACCCTGACGCTGCAGTCGGAAACCGACGCGAAACATGCCTTCGCGCTTGGCCAGACGGCGAACCCGCCGCCAACGCCCGGCCTGACGCAACCCGACTTCGCCACGGTGCCGCAGCCGGGCGCTACGCAGTGGTCGGCGGCCGGCGGGGCCTTGACCGGCGGCGGCGCATCCGTGCCGTGCGTCACGGTGACCGGTGACAATAGCGACTATGCCTTTTGCGCCGATGTCGTGGTCGAGTACCGTATTCACGGCACCACGGACTGGAGCATGTGGGGCTCTTCGCCCGCCGGCACGGCGTCGATCACGGTCGGCGGCCTGGCCGGGGCCACAGACTATGATATCGCGGTGAGCTACGTCTCCATCTACGGCATCACCGGGCCGCGCCGGATCATCGGCCCGGCCACCACAGGCGGCGGGTATGGCGTGGCGGCGTCCATTGTCGGGCAGGGTGCGCTTGCCACGCTCAGCGCCGTCACATGGGCCACACAGGTCACCGGCACGGGAAAGCCGGACGACTACGCCAACAAGGTTATCGTCTATCGCCAGACGACCGCGCCGGTATCGCCCGGCGTGAACGACATATGGGTCGAGGTTGATGGCAGCGGCTCGCCCCTGGCGGTTTACGCCTGGAACGGCTCCGCCTGGATCAAGGGCGCGGACATCACCGCCATAAACACGGCGGCGGCGATCACCGGCCAGGGCGCGCTTGCCACGCTCAGCGCCGCGCTGTGGTCGACGCAGGTGACCGGCACAGGCAAGCCGCAGGACAATGCGACGTTTTCGAACGTCTACCGGTCGAACAGCGCGCCGGCCTCGCCCGTGGCGAATGACATATGGGTGCGGCTGGACGGCTCGGGCAACACCCTGGCGGTCTACAGTTGGGACGGGTCGAACTGGATCAACAGCGCGGACATCACGGCGGTTAACACCGCCGCGGCGATCGCCGGGCAAGGCGGCTTGGCCACCAAGAACACGGTCGGCGCGCCGGATATCGACAATGACAGCGCGACCAAGATGTCCTTCGTCAGCCTGATTGGCACGGTCAACATGACCGGCAGCGATGTCACGGTTCTGAGCGACACATGGACTCTGCCGCACGACGGCGATGTATGGGCTCAGGCCTGCCTTGGCGTGGATTTCACCGGCGGCACTCGCAACTGGACTGTCAAGCTGAACATTAACGGCACGACGGTCTTTACCAAAAACGGCACCGCCTTCGTGGATGTTTTGACACCATCGGGCGTGTTGCACTGTACGGCCGGCAGCGTCACGGTCGAGGTTATCTTGAATTCGCACAGTTCGGTCGATGTCAGCACGGGCAACCTGCTGTCCATCGGCTCCATGCGCTAGGAGGCGTGATGTTATCCCTCGAAAATCTCACCATTTTTGGCGTCAGGACTGAGCTTAGCGATCTGTTCGTATCGCTGCGCCAGGGCTTGGCCGAAGAGGTTGCCGCCGCATGGGACGCCGCGCGGCAACGGCCTTCGCCGGTCGACGCCATCGTTGGCGGAATGGAGGGCGCACAGGCGGCGTTCCTTGTGGCGGATGAGGCCGGAAGGGCGGCCATCGCTCCGGCCCTCGGGCGCGCGGCGCATCTGGTCATCGTGCATAGCTGGCACGGCAAGACCGAAGAGGCTTCGGCCATCTATCGGGCCTGCGCCGCGGTTCTCGGGGGCGTGGCATGACGGCGACGAAAGCCGCCACCGGCTACGGTTCGGCCTTCGCCATCGGCGACGGCAACACCCCGGAAACCTTCACCCCCATCGCCGAACTGACCTCCATCAAGGGGCTTAAGGTCAAGCGCGATCAGATGGAGTCGACCACGCTCATGGCCGCCGGCCAGTTCAAGCAATATGCCGGCGGCTTGCGCGATTTCGACGCCGTGGGTGGTGTGCTGAACTATTTCCCCGGCGGAGCGGATGAAGCCGCCCTCAAGACGGCATATGCGGTGCAGCGCGCGCGCAATTACCGCATCATCCTGCCGAACGGCGGGGCGTGGACCTTCCCCGGCATCATGACCGAATTCACGCCGGGCGATCTCGACCCCAACAAGAAGATGGAGGCCAACTTCACGATCAAGCCCGCCTCCGCCCTTGCCGCCGCCATAGCCGTGCCGATGCTGGCTTACAGCAATCCGCTGAACCTGGCCTTCGGCATGGCTGCCCTCATCCTCTAACCCGAAAGGACACAAGACCATGGCCGCAGGCCTGACCAATATTGCCGCCACCGACGCGACCCTGACCGGCCGCGCCATGCGGACGAAATCCGTTGACGGTACGCAGGACACCGACATGTGGCCGGTCGTCGCCCTGGACGGCTCGCGCGGCGTATCGCACGCCGCCAACCTGACGAACATTCCGCACGTCGGCGCGAACTTCGCCGCCGGGCCGTTCAACGGTTACGTGCCGATCTGCACCGTGAACGCCAATGACGCGCGTAGCGAACTGGTTTCGATCAACCACACGGGCGGCCTTGTAGTCGCCGTCCTTGATGACGGTAGCGCCGATCCGGGGCAGGCTCCGGTGAACGCATCGCTCCGCATCCTCGGGACAGCGCCTGCCGATAGCCCGCCGGACGATTCGGCTATCTTCCGGTCCATCCATTTCCGTGGCCGCGTCACCTTCTACGCGGCTGCGGCTCCGGCCGGCGACCACTTCCTGATCGCTGACGAACACTAGCCTCCGGCTCTCGAATCCATCCGCCAAACAGGCCGCCTTCGGGCGGCTTTTTCTTTGTCCAAAAGGAGATTTCCATGAACTTCAAACGCTACCTGGGGGCGGCGCTTGCGCTGTGCGCTCTGGTCATGGCTTCGGCCGCCATGGCGCAGACGGTGCCGAACGCCGTCGCGCCGCAGGTCAACAGCGTGCCGACTCAGGCGCAGTGCAACGGTCGCCTCGGCTCACCCTGCTATCAGGTCGCCGGGGTAATCCTCACGGACGGCGCGGTCAATCGGTCGGGCACGATCGCGGCAGGCGGCACGGCGCAAGACCTGATGCCGGCCAATTCGGCGCGGCTGGGCTGGGAGTTCCAGAACCAGTCGCAGAGCGATACCTGCTACATCCGGTCCAAGGGCTCGCTTGGCACCACGGTCGCCACGGCTGATCAGAATTCGCTGGCCATCTATCCCGGCCAGTATTTCAGCCCCGCCCATGTCACCGGCTACGGCTTGTCGATCTATTGCGGGCTGACCGGCACGCCCTACTACGCGCGGGAGTGGTAAGTCATGGGAAAAGCCATTTCTCGCCTGCTGATCGGCGTTTTCGCGCTGATCGGCCTCTTGGCCGCGCCGTATGTGAGCGCTGGACCAAGTTCACCGCCGGTCTTCAAGACCACCACGGCCGCAGCGGCGGCGATCGACGATATCGGTGACAGCCTGGCGGCCGGTGGCCAGGACTATTCCGGCGTAACCCTGGCCAATGCGCTGCAACAGCAGCTCGGGGTGCAAGTCAATAACTACGGGTTTTCAGGCCAGAAAAGCACGCAGATCGCCATGCGTCAGGGCGGCCTGCCGATTCAGTTGACGTTTAGTGCCAACCAACTGGTCTATAACGGCGCGGCAATCACTGCAATCAATGGCGTCGCGCCTGCCGGCTATTCGACCTCACAGGACCCCGACTACCGCTTTGGGGCCGGCCCTGGCGGCGGCATTTCCTACACCTATGGCACGGTGTGCGGTGTGCATGGGTTTGTCTTCCTCAGCTCGGCATCCGGCAGCATGTCGGCGACCTTTACCGCCGACAATGCCGCGGTCGTGTCGCGCCTGTTTGCCGCGCCGCAGACCTGCGCCGCCAATTCGGTCTTTGTGTCCGATCAGGCCGCCGCCGGTCTTGCCCATTCGCAAATCATCTTTTCTGGCCGGAATAACAGCGGCCAACCGTCGACCGTCTTGAGCGATAATCAAGCCATGGCGGCGGCGATCACCGGACCCGGCTATCTGTTCATGGGCATCCCGGCCGGCCCTGGCGATGGTACGAATCCGACAACGGTCACATCCTTGAATTCAACCCTATCCAGCACCTTCGGCGCGCACTATTTCGACACGATCGGCTATCTGCAAACGCAGTATAATGCCGACAATACGGTCGACGCCTGGGAGCATTCCAACGGCTACCCCTGGGTGCCGTACACCCTTCGCGCCATCGATTCGCGCGGAACGTTGAACGGCGCGATAAGCAGCACCTCGACCTGTGTGATCGCAACCACCAACACCTTGGGCAATGGTCCGGGGGCGAATCATGTGTTCATGGTCGATAGCGAAGCGATCATGGTTCTGACGACCAGCGATAGCACCCACATCGCGACATGTACGCGGGGCTATGCCGGCACGACCGCCGCCGCCCATTCAACCGGCGCGGCCTGGACCTCGACGGACAGTACGCATATTTCCGGCACGGCTGACACCTTGATCGCGCAGAAAATCGCGACGACGCCTTCTCTTCTGAACGCGTTGCTTGGGGCCTCGCGCACGTCGGTCGTAACCGCTCAAAGCCTGAGCCGGACACTTTCCGACCCGGTATCGTTCGGTAGCAGCGTCACGGTCGCCAACCAAAAGCTGCAAGCCTGGGGCGGCATCGACCTTGGCGCGTCCGCCATCGTAGCGGCCAATTCACCGTTTCCCGGCGCTGGCAACTATAACAACGTCATCAACTATAATGGTGGCTCCGGGACACTGACCATCGGCGGGGCCTATAACATCAAGATGTGCTTCCAGATGGGCGGCCAAGGGATATGCACGGCCGGCCAAACCGCCAAGGGCCTGTTGTTCTCGAACATCGGTTTCGCCGATATCGGTTACGCGATATCGACGCCGACCACGGGCGGCACGGTGACCATTGCCGACACCGCCGACAGCGCCTTTCTGACGCCGGCCGGTACCCTGGCCACGCTCACCGTCAACCTGCCGACCTGTTCG